ACCAGCCTCTGGAACAGGCGGAGCAGGATCAGCAACTAGTATTTCAGGAAGTCCAGTAACTTATGCTGGTGGTGGTGGAGGTGGAGCAACTGATCAAGGAGCTACTGCTGGATCTGGTGGTGCTGGAGGTGGCACAGGTGGTGGAACAAGTCCTGGATCTACAACAACAGCAGGTACTGCTAATACAGGTGGAGGAAGCGGAGGAGGATATGGTGCTCCAGGAAATAGTGGTAATGGTGGTTCAGGAATAGTTGTAATAAGATATAAATTTCAATAGTTGATTTAAATTTAAAAATAACATATAAGGAGAACAATATGGCACATTATGCAAAACTAGGAATCAACAGCAAAGTGATAGCAGTTCATGTCGTATCAGACAGTGATTGCTTAAATGCTAGTGGTGTTGAAGATGAAGAAGTAGGAAGACAGTTTTTGGAAAGAATCCATAACTGGCCACTTTGGAAAAAAACATCTTACAATACATCTGGCGGANAACACAAAAATGGCGGAACACCTTTTAGAGGTAATTACGCAGGAATAGGTATGACTTATGATGAAGATAATGATATTTTCATTGGTAAGAAACCTTATGCTAGTTGGGTATTAGATGTACCTTCAGCTTCTTGGAAATCACCAATCGGTGATGCTCCAGAATTACCTGAAGCAGAACAAGCTACTCATTACTATCAGTGGAATGAGTCTGCTCAAACTTGGGATAAAACAGCTAGAAGTTAATCTTGACAATTACCATGTAATTGATTACATACCTATTAGGTATGCAAAAGAAAGTACTGTCAGAAATAGATCTATATTTTGGTGAGATAGCATCTCCTAAAGGATTTGAAATTAATAGAGATCGTATCAAAGGCGATATTCTAACTTCATTCATAAATCAAAAAAGAATTAATAATAATCCTCAAGCATACGCTTACAAAGATTATCAAGTTCCCTATTCCCAACCATTGACTTGGTTAAAAGATTATTTAAGAGATCATATTAAAGTTGAATATGGTTTTACATTGGTACAAAAATTTGAACATGGAAATGTGATGCATCCTAGAGAACAATCTTTTACAAGACATTTAGTTGATCCTGTAGATTTAAGAAATTCACCTGATTACACATTAGTTTATGGTGTAGATGTTGAAGATAATTCTTGTGAACTTATTATTGAGTATGATGATAATAGAAGAAAAAATAGAACTTGGCATTTACCTATTAAGAACAATCACTTCATTATGTTTCCTGCAACTAATAAATATTGCATTACAGAGAATACATCTAAAAAATTAAATACAATACTTACTATCGGTTATGAATATATCTAATTATTATTGGTACTTCCAATCTGTTATTCCACCAAGAATCTGCGATATGATTGTGCAATACGGTAAAGCAGAAAAAGAAAGAGAAGTATTAGCTCTTACAGGTGGTTTTGGTAGAGATAGAGATTTAAAGAAAGCACCACTAACAGAAAAAGAAATAGAAGATTTAAAAAAGAAAAGAGACTCTAATATCGTTTGGATGAATGATAGATGGATCTATAAAGAAATACAACCTTATGTAAATCAAGCAAATATAAATGCAGGTTGGAATTTTGAATGGGATTGGTCAGAATCTTGTCAGTTTACAAAATATAAAAAAGGTCAATATTATGATTGGCATTGTGATAGTTGGGATAAACCTTATGTAGAAGAAGGACCAACAAAAGGAAAAATTAGAAAGCTATCTGTAACAGTTAGTTTATCTGATCCAAAAGATTACAAAGGTGGTGAGTTAGAGTTTGATTTCAGGAATGAAGATCCTGATAAAAAACCTAACATGAGAAAATGTACTGAAATATTACCTAAAGGCTCATTAGTAGTATTTCCTAGCTTTGTATGGCATAGAGTTAAACCAGTAACAAAAGGAGTAAGGTATAGTTTAGTAATATGGAATCTAGGCTACCCATTTAGATAATATGGAACAAGGAAGCAATAATACAAAAAAAGGTCATGTAGATTTTAAATCAGCATTTTATTTTCAAACACCTGTATGGGTGGGTGAAGCACCAATGTTTTTAAAAGATGCAATTAAGTTAACAGACAAATACGTTAAGAAGGCAGATCAATTATTAAAAGATAAATTAAAAGATGCACCAAAGTGGAAAAAGGATTTAGGTGATTTTGGTTTATCTAGACATAGTGAATCTTTTCAAACTGATCCTAAAGCAAAACAATTAGTAGAATTCATCGGTCAACGATCTTTTGAATTTTTAGATTGGTGTGGATTTGATTTAAAAAATCACAGTTTACATTTTACAGAATTCTGGGTTCAAGAGTTTGGTAAAAAAGGTGGTGGACATCACGATACACACGTACATTGGAATCAACACGTATCAGGTTTTTATTTTTTAAAATGTAGTGAGAAAACATCTTACCCTGTATTTCATGATCCAAGACCAGGTGCTATGATGAGTAAACTACCGCAAAAAGATGGTGCTAAAATTACAATGGCTAATGAAGCAATTCATTATAAAATTAATCCAGGAACGATGATAATCTTTCCAGGTTATGTACCACATCAATATGTTGTTGATGCTGGACTAGACCCTTTTAGATTCATTCATTGGAACATTAAAGCTGTTGAGACAGCTATATCTAAAGAAAGGAGCATTAGAGATGAGCTTCCAAAAGAATAAATATACTGTTTTAAAAGGAGCCATATCTCCTGAACTAGCTAAATTTGTAACAGAATATTTCTTACTCAAAAGAAAAGTTGCAAGAACTTTATTTGATGAGAGATACATCTCACAATTTACAACCGAGTTTGGTGTATGGAATGATGAACAAGTTCCAAATACCTATTCACACTATGCGGACATAGCAATGGAAACCTTACTAGAATGGGTTAAACCTGCTATGGAGAAACACACTAAATTAAAATTAATCCCTACTTATTCTTATGCAAGAATATATAAAAAAGGAGATGTTTTACATCGACACAAAGATAGATTTAGTTGTGAAATATCAACCACTCTAAACTTGGGTGGTGATCCGTGGCCAATATATTTAAGTCCAAAAGAGAACGTTGGTATTCCAGATGATAAAAAAGGAATAACTGCAGCAAGTAATGCCAAAGGAGTTAAAGTAGATTTAAACCCTGGCGACATGTTAATTTATAAAGGAATGGAATTAGAGCATTGGCGAGAAGCATTTGATGGAGAAGATTGTGCGCAAGTTTTCTTGCATTACAATAAAGTATCTAAAGAAGCCGAACTTAACAAATTTGATAAGCGGCCACATTTAGGACTTCCATCTTGGTTCAAACGCTGATATAACCTTATAATGGGGACAGTGACTCCACCACATACCTCACTGTCTCCTTTATAAGGATTATATTATGTTTTTTGGCGGAACTTCCTTTGCTTCAGCACCCTTTGCAGATCCAGGATTCAATCCTAATGCATTAGTCATAGCAACAGGTAACAGACTCAATGTAAATACAGGAACCTTGTCATTCATTGGTAAGGCAAACGTCCCAGTTACAGGTAATAGATTAAATGTTGCAATAGGTAATTTACAAGTTGCAGATGTCATTGGTGTATCTGGAATAGCCACAGCCCTTGCAACAGGAACCGTTGTAGTCAATGCCAATGCCACAACTTCAGTTACAGGTAATTTATTTGAACTAGCAACAGGTGCAGTTAATGTAGCTGACGTAGTTGGAGTAACAGGTAATAGAGTTGATTTAGAAACTGGCGCAGTAACTTTATCTGGAGATGCAAACATAGATGCTACTGGATCACAATTAGAAATAGATTCTGGAGTAGTAACCTTTGCCTTTAAATATTCAGTCACAGGTAATGGCTTTGAACTAGGAACGGGAACAGTAACTACTACAGCTGCAGCAAATGTATTACCAACAGGTTCAAGAGTTAATGCAGACACTGGAGATGTAACAGTAGTTGCAAAAGCAAATGTTTCAATAACAGGTAATAAAGTAGATATCGTAGTAGGTAATGTAACAACTAAAGCAAATGCTACTGTCATCGTTACAACTAACAGACAAAATTTATCAACTGGAACAGTTACAGTTAAAGCTAATGCAAGAGCTTTAGTTACTGGAGAAGGATTTACTATTGCTGACGGAAGTGTTAACGTCAAGAAATGGGATGGTGTTGTTCCAGGAGTAAGTCAAATTTGGACGGAAATACAAACCTCATTAGGAAGTTAATATGTTTTTTGGAGCAACTAGTTTTTCAGCATCACCTTTTGCGTCACCAGGCGGAGTAAGCGTAGCAGTTACAGTCAATGGCGTAAGGATGAATTTTGCCATTGGTAACGTAGTTATTGAAGGTAAGTCTTTAGTATTACCAACTGGACAAAGAGTTGATTTAGCAACTGGAAATGTAGTAGTTAAAATAGGTCAAACCGTCATTGTTACAGGGGAAGAATTAGCCCTTGCAACTAGGGATGTTTCTGTTATAACTTGGAATTTGATACCTCCAGGGGCATCACAAATTTGGATACCAATAGATCCAGATAATCCATAGGAGAATAAATGGCTAGTACATATTCAAGTGACTTAAAATTAGAATTAATGACAACAGGTGAAAAGTCTGGAACCTGGGGTACAATAACAAACACAAATTTACAACAATTAGAACAAGCAGTATCAGGATACATTGCGATTGCCGTTGGACCATCTGACGTAGCATTGGCTTTATCTAATGGTGCGGTTTCAAATGGTAAGAATTTTTACATGAAACTTACTGGAACTTTAACTGGTAATAGAGTCGTTACAATGCCAGATTCTGCTGAAAGAGTATTCGTAGTAGAAGATGCAACAGCAAGATCATCATCTAATTACACATTAACAGTAAAAACGGTTTCAGGAACTGGAATCGCATTACCAGTAGGTTCAACTAGTTTATTATATTCAGATGGAACTAACATAAGTTTAGGTATACAAAAGAAAGGTTATTACACTCCTTCTGCTAACTACACGGCAGTTAATGGAGATCAAGTTTTAGTAGATACTTCAGGAGGTGGAATAGGTGCTCCAGTTACGATTACCTTACCTTCTTCACCAGCAATAGGTAATGAAGTTACTATTATTGATAGTGGAAATAACTTGGCATCTAACAATTTAACCGTTGATAGAAATGGTTCAAATCTTTTAGGTGCTGCATCTAACTTGACAGTTTCAACTAACTCCGTAGCATTCACTTTAGTATATGTTAATGCAACAAGAGGCTGGATATACAAAGATAACATATAGGAGCTAACAAATGGCTCTCGTAGAATATAAATTCTTACCAGGCATAGACAAACAAAATACGGCTGTTGGAGCCGAACAACGTTGGGTAGATTCTGATAACGTCAGATTTAGATATGGCCTACCAGAAAAAGTAAATGGTTGGGCTTCACTTGTTACTGACACCATTGTTGGTGTATCAAGAAAACTTCATGCATTCGTAGATCTAGAAGGAAATAGATATGTTGGTATAGGTACGGATAAATTCTTACTTATTTATTTTGAAGGTCAACTTTATGACATTACTCCAGTAAGAGCTGCTTTAACTTCTGCAACCATTGCAACAACAGATACTTCTGCTGTTTGTGAAATTACTACTGGAACTGCTCACGGTTTAATAGCAGGTGACATAGTATTATTAGACAATGTAACTTTACCTGGCGGTACAGGTTATGTAGATGCTGACTTTGAAAATAAATTATTTCAAGTCACAGGAATAAATTCAACTACTGTATTTACAATAACTCAAAGTACAGCTGCAACAGGAACTGTTTCAACAGGTGGAAGCATAGATGTTAATCCTTATGAAAACGTAGGTCCAGCAGAACAATCTTATGGTTATGGTTGGGGAACAGATACTTGGGGTGCAGGTGGATGGGGAGATGCTTCTTCAGCACAAGACGTGGTCCTTGAACCAGGGCTCTGGTCATTAGATAACTTTGGTCAAGTATTAATTGCAACGATTGCAAATGGTAAAACATTTACCTGGAATTCAGGTGCTGCATCAAAATTTACAACAAGAGCATCTACTACGACTTCTGGATTTGAAACAACTAATAATCCAACAGCTTCAAGATTAACTTTAGTATCACCAACAACAAGACACTTGGTTCATTTTGGAACTGAAACAACTATTGGCACGGCATCAACACAAGATGATATGTTCATTAGATTCTCTGATCAAGAAGATATAAATGATTACGTACCAACTGCGATCAACGCAGCGGGTGACTTTAGATTACAAGATGGAACAAAAATTATAGGAGCTTTGAAAGCAAAAGAAACAATTCTAGTTTGGACCGACAATGCATTATATACAATGAAGTACATTGGTGCTCCTTTTACATTTGGTTTTGAACAAGCAGGTACAAACTGTGGTTTGATTGGTAAAAATGCCGTTGTTGAAATAGATGGTGCTGCATTCTGGATATCAAACAATGGATTCTTTATGTATGATGGTACGGTTAAATCAATGCCTTGTAGCGTTGAAGATTTTGTTTACGATAATTTTAATACTACAAAAGGACAACAAGTTTATGCAGGATTAAATAATTTATATACGGAAATTATTTGGTACTATCCATCTAACAATGCAAACTTTAATGATAGATACGTAATCTACAATTATGGAGAACAAGTTTGGTATACTGGTAGTGAAGCCAGAACTTCTTGGATTGATGGTATCGTTTATCCAAAACCTTTTGCAACTAAATATGATTCAACAGCAACAGGATCCTTTCCTGTAATAGTTGGTGAAGATGGATTAGGTCAAACTATATTATTTGAACATGAAGTAGGAACAGATCAAGTTAATCCAGATGGATCTACTACGGTAGTTACTTCTTTCATAAAATCTTATGACTTTGATTTAAATATACAAGGAACTGCAGGTGAAGTATTTCTTGCAATGAGAAGATTCGTGCCTGATTTTAAGACATTAGAAAATAATGCCAAAGTAACTTTGGCCGTTAAAAGATATCCTCAAGATTCAGACACCACTACAAGTTTAAGTCCATTTACGATAACATCAACTACACAAAAGAAGGATACTCGTGCAAGAGGAAGATTCTGTAATATTAAAATAGAAAATGATGGTGTTAGTGAAACATGGAGATTTGGAACTTTAAGATTAGACATACAACCTGATGGGAGAAGATAATGGCAAAGATTAATATAAGAATACCAGAACCAAAAAATCAATATGACTTTTCTAACCAAAAGCAAATTAATAGATCTATCACTACGATTGTTGAACAATTAAATTCTACTTTCTTAAATGAATTAAAACAAGAAACTGAAAGATATTCTTGGTTTAGTATGAGAGGTGGTTGTTAATGTCATTATGTAATAACATAAACGTGCAGCCAACACCTATTGGACCAGGAGATGGATCTAATGCTTATGATGCGTTTGGTAGATTAAGAGTATCAAACCCTTTAACTATCTTTGATTCAAAAAATGTAATGTCAAAGAATACACTTTTTGATGAAGCATTAACTGGATCAGGTACAGTTACATATACAGCTAATAAATCTACAGTTAATTTAAATGTAACTACAGTATCAGGTGACAAAGTTATTAGACAATCCAAAAGAGTGATGTCTTATCAACCAGGTAAATCATTGCTCATATTAAATACATTTGTAATGAATACACAAGAAGAAAATTTAGAACAAAGAGTTGGAACATTTGATGCAAACAATGGAATCTTTTTTGAAGATACAGGTACAGCTTATCAAATAGTAAGAAGAACTTATGTAACAGGATCCGCTGTTGATAATGATGTTGCTCAATCATCATGGAACGGAGATAAGTTAGATGGCACAGGAGCTTCTGGTTATACACTTGATCCCACAAAAGCTACTATTATGTTTACAGATTATGAATGGTTAGGAATGGGAGCTGTTAGAGTTGGTTTTGTAATAGATGGTAAATTTATAACAGCACATACAT